CATCTGCCAGTGAAAGTTCATACGAACGAAATGCCCGATAATCTGTTCGACTTTTGTTTCGAGCGGTTCAATGTATTCTCGGCGCCCATTTCGACGTACGACAACGTATTATATCTCGACTGTGACATAGTCGTCACCGGAAGTCTCCACCCCCTGTTCACCAAAGTGACCGAACAGGACGTTCTATATGTAAAACCCGAGCACGAGGAAAATTCGTTTCATACGCACCATCACTTTTCAAGGGTCGACTCTCCGTACACCAAGTCGACTCTCGAACACTTTGAACGGAATGGCATCTACGTCGTCTGCAGCGGCCACTTTGCATTTAGGCCATCCAAAATAATAAAAAATGATTTTGAAAACTTGTACAAGACTCCGAGGTGCACCAAAAACTTCGCAGACCAGCCGTATTTCAACCACTATTTCAACCTGAAAGGAAACATTCGATACGACATCAAAGACTTTGTGCACCTGATGGCACCAGGTGCATCTCCGGATAAAAATATTCTCATAAACCACTTCTGTTGCTTTGGTCTGCCGTACGATACAAAACTCAAACACATGGAAGCCTTAAGGAAAATAATGGCTAAATAACTAAATGGACGCTTTCCAAGCGGTCGCTTGGGACGGCCAAGACCAGGACGACCAATTTACTATCCGTATCTTCGGTCGTGCTGAAAATGGAAAGTCCGTCTCTTTGGGGACGACCTTCAACCCCTACTTTTACATCAAACCTCCACCCGGTGCCCAAATAGACGGCCTACGCTCCTTCATCCGTACGCAGTTCTGGCGGGGCCTCGCCTCTTGTGAACGCAAGGACGGCAAGGATCTCTGGGGCTTTCAGGACGGCAAGCTCTCCCCCTTCCTCCGCGTCGAGTTCAAGAGTCACCGGGCGCTCCGCAGTTGCGTGTACTGTGTGGACAACGTAAAATACGAAGAGTTGAGGGGCTGTCGCGTCTACGAAGGAAACATCGACCCGGTTCTGCGGTTCATGCACTGCTCGGGAATCAAGTCGACTGGCTGGATCGACCCGGGCATCTGCGAACCCGACATGGAGTCGACCTGCGAGGTGAACCTGTGGGCACCGAATTGGCGCTTCATCACACCTCTGGACCGCGATGACTTTTCGCCTCTCAAGATTATGTCCTTCGATATTGAGTGTTATTCGAGCACGGGCGGTTTCCCGGACGCCAAGAGGCCCGCGGATGTCGTGTTCCAGATTGGCATGACGACCGGCGCCTTTGGGAGTCAAGAACCTCTCGAACGCAAGTGTCTGTGCCTCAAACAGACGGACGCGCCCGATTGCGAGAGTTTCCAGACGGAGAAGGAACTCCTCAAAGCTTTCGAGAAATACTTGATCAAGACCGATCCTGACATTATCACGGGCTGGAACATCTTTGGCTTTGACCTCGAGTACTTGTTGATTCGCGCGACGGTTCATTGTGGACTGAGCCCGGTCTGGGGTCGCGTGAAGGGTGCGGTCATCGAGCTGGTAGAGAAGAACCTGAGTTCGAGTGCGCTCGGCAACAACGAGCTCAAGATGGTTCCAATGAAGGGCCGATACGTCTTCGACCTCTTCCAGGACGTCAAGCGCGAGCACAAGCTCGAGTCATACTCATTGAACAACGTCTCCAAACACTTTTTGAATGACCAGAAAAACGACATGCCGGTCAAGGAGATTTTCAGCCGATACCTGGAGGGCGACCCCAAGCGCCTCGGGGAGGTTGCTGACTACTGCATACAGGACACGGTCCTTCCGCACAAGTTGATGGTGAAGCTGTGCCAGATCCAGAACCAGATTGAGATGGCCAAGGCGTGTTGGGTCCCCTTGGCCTTTTTGAGCGAGCGGGGTCAGCAGATCAAGGTTTTCAGCCAGATGGCGTACAAGGCCCGACAGCTTAACTTTATGATTCCAACCATCAGGGCGCCGAAATTCCCAACGGCCGACGACGGCTATCAAGGCGCGACGGTGCTGGAGGCGCAGACCGGTGCGTATTACTCGCCAATCACAGCGCTCGACTTTGCGTCCCTGTATCCCAGTATCATGTGCGCCCATAACCTGTGCTATTCGACGCTTGTGATGAACCCGAAGTACGACAACATACCGGGTGTGGAGTACGAGCAGTTTGGGGATTTTCGGTTCGCGCAGACGGGGTCGGACGGGAAACCTGTGGTTTCCCTTCTCCCCACGATCCTCACAGACCTCAAGGCTTTTCGCAAAAAGGCGAAGAAGCTGATGGCGCAGGCTGAGGGGACGCCAATGGAGGCGGTCTATAACGGTCAGCAACTTGCGTACAAAATCTCTATGAATTCAATTTATGGGTTTACGGGGGCGTCGAAGGGTATGCTTCCTCTGGTGGCGATTGCGTCGACCGTTACTATGCGAGGACGCCAGATGATCGAAGAGACGAAGAATTACGTCGAGGCAAACTTCCCAGGCGCGAAGGTGAGGTATGGTGACTCTGTGATGCCCGGGACGCCAGTGCTTGTGCGCGGACCACAAGGAATTTACGTCAGGACAATCGAGTCTCTCGGGAAGAACTGGATGGATTATCCTGGGTTTCTCAAGGAAGGGACGGGCAAAGAGCAGAGCGACATCGATTGTCTCGAGGTCTGGACCCATCGTCAATGGCAGTCAATCAAGCGCGTCATCAGACACAAGTGTCAAAAGAAGATTTACCGCGTCTTGACTCACACCGGCCTCGTGGACGTCACTGAAGATCACTCGCTCTTAGGGCCTGACCTGGGCCTTCTTAAACCCAATGATGTTCGGGTCGGTCAGAAGCTCTACCATTCTTTCCCAGAGAGCCTAGGGTTCGATGAAGTGTGTTCTGAGGAGGAGGCGTTTATTCTGGGCATGTTTGTCGGAGATGGTTCGTGTGGTTCGTACGACTGCCCGTCGGGTCCAAAGTCGACATGGGGCATAAATAACAAGGACCTGACTCTCCTTGCAAAATGCAAAGATTACTGCAAGAAAATCCATCCTGGATATGACTTTGTTATTATGGACACTCTTGAGAGCTCGGGCGTCTACAAACTTTCTCCACGAGGAGGGTCGGTCGTTGATCTAGTGAAGATATACAGGGCGCAATGTTATGACGGTCAGGCCAAGAAGGTTCCCATCAAGGCGTTCGGCCGTCACTCTCAAGCATTCCTGGACGGTCTATGGGCTTCGGACGGGTGTCGAAAGGATGCCGAGACTAGCGGATGCCACCGAATCGACACGAAGAACCAAGTAACTGCTCAGTGGTATTACCTATTCTTGCGACACGTTGGTTTCCGCAATGTATCACTCAACACTCGGGCCGACAAGCCGAACGTATTCCGTCTGACGTGGACCAAGTCTACACAAAGAAAACACCCGGACGCCATCAAAAAGATTGAGGTCCTTCATGAGTCGTGGGACGGATACGTATATGATCTCGAGACGGCAGCGGGCACCTTTCAGGCGGGCGTGGGGCGAATGATCGTCAAGAACACTGATTCCGTCATGGTCGAGTTTGATGTTCAGGGTCGCAAGGGCCAAGAGGCGCTCGATTACAGTTGGGAGCTCGGGGAGCAGGCGGCCGAGCAGTGCACGAAGCTCTTCAAGGCGCCGAACGACCTGGAGCTCGAGAAGATTTACTTCCCGTACGTGCTCTACAGCAAGAAGCGATACGCGGCGCGGATGTACGAGAAGGGGCGAGACGGGAAAGTCTCTTTCAAAAAGATTGACGTCAAGGGTCTGCAGGTTGTTCGGCGTGACAGCTGTCCGTACGTCCGCGAGACTCTCAAGAAGTTGCTGGACCTCATCCTCGAGTCGAGTGACCCGAGGCCGGCGATAGACCTGGCACGCGACAGGGCCAGGGAACTCATGGGAGGTGCGGTTCCGGCTGAAAGGCTCTTGATGTCCAAGCAGTTGGCTTCGGACTACAAAGTCCCGATGCCTCACGTGGCCGTACGTGATAAGATCAAGGCGCGTGCGCCCGGATCCGAGCCGCAACAGGGCGACCGTGTGCCGTTCGTGATTGTAAAGGGACCTGGGCGAATGTTCGAAAAGGCGGAGGACCCGGTGTGGGCTCGTGAGAAGAGCATACCTATAGACTATCAGTACTATTTCACGAACCAGTTCAAAAAGCCGGTCCAGGACCTTCTGGACCCCTTGGTGAGCGCGGACCTCATCTTTGACAAGAAATTCATGGTCAAGACGACGAGCGCAGTGGAGGTGGATGCAAAGAGGGCATTCCTGGCGCGCTTCGCCTTAAAAGCTCAGGGTCCTACTTAGGTATGGAGCAACAGATTCTGACGCTCATAGAAGAGGAGGTGACCCGAAGGGTCGGGCTTCGAATGGCCCTGGCCCTCGAGGTCGTTTCCAAGACGTACGACATTCCACTCGATCGCCTAATCAGGGACACGGCCGGCCTAGAGGATGCGTTCTGTAGGGGCATCCTCAAGAGTCACAAGAGGTGCCTTAAGAACCCACAAACGAATGGCTACTGCAAATTTCATCAGTGTCAGGCGCCACCTCCGGCTCCAAAAGTGGTCGAGAGGGTCAAGGCGCCGTGGGAATGAGCCCACCCAAGCCGACGAAGGAGGCTTGGGTGTCTCGCGAAGCCTCCAAAATCTCAAGACTCTTCAATTCTCATTCAAAATTGAAGAGCCTTAAAAACGTTCGGCGTTTTTCAAATAATGTCGAAGGAGACCTTCCTCCTCGCAAGTATGTCGAAGTTCTTCGACGAACCCAATAATAAGCAGAAGCTTCATGCGATTCTGGGTGGTAAGAGCCATGGTCCGTCCCTCCGGAAGATTGAGTGGTTCGTGACGAACTACTCGAAGCACAACCACGTGACGTACACGGCTCCGAACGGTAAGATGTTTACGGTACACGTCGCTTATAAGTCGAGCCTGGACGGGTACAGTAAAAAACTTTTCGATCCGTTCTGTCGGACGGAACGCATCGAGTTCCAAGGGCTCTCGACGACGGTCGGACAGTTGAATTTCCTGAAGTGGGTGATAACCAACGGGATCCTGGATTCCATCAAAGGAATGGAAGGGAAGCAAACCCACCCTGAAATTGCAGAAGAGTGTATCCATAGTAATACAGGTACAAATTGAAACCCTGTTTAAGTTGAGACGTGTACTGAGGAAGGAACGTGAGTTGGAGATACGACGTCTGTGAAGTCAGTTTGGAAAAGTTCAAGTAACCCCCTTGATTGTACTCTTTCGGAGTAAGCCCGAAAGCGTACGTGTAGATGTTCTTGGATGGAATGGATAGAGCGTGCTCTATAGGCTGCTTAAATGTGTAATAAAGAGACCCCTGGAATGTGCTGAGAATGTCTACATTGTTTAGAGTAATCTTGGCGTTCGCGATCGTGTCGACGTAGTTGGAATCGCCAGATGGAAACTGAAGTTGCACACCGCTCTGAATGTATTGTGTCGTGTATCCGTACGAGTACCTAGAGTTGTAGTATCGGCCGTCTGTCGTCGTCTCATAATTCTTATTTCGGAAAAACCATGTGAGAAGTTGAACTGGATAGCTCGCCGAAAACTGAAGTTGAATAGTCTGCGACGTGAAAGGTTGAGGCGCTTCTCTCTGAACACGGTTCACTATATATTTGAGGGGCGTGTTTGTATAATACAGCTTTTCGGCATTTTCCAGAAGAATTTCCTCGGTGATGAGGCTGGGTCGAATGGTCGTGCCTGGTGGGTAGATGTCGACATTGTACGATGTAGGCGCATCGCACCACCAGGTGTTGGGATTGAACGTGAAGCGCACATAAAGACGCTGGTTCCACATGGCGCACACTGGAAAGTACGGACGGCGGAGGCGCTCCCGCCCCTTGTTATTGTGCGACTGCCTCCGGCAGAAGAAGAATTCGAGAGGGATTATGAGCGTCTGCTCTGTCTGCGAGTTGAGGTTCGAGCCTCCAATGGTCTTGTACATTCCAAGCTGTTCGTCTGCGTCCAGAAAGAGCTGGTCGCGGATGACGTACCAGTCGTCGTAGAGAGTCTCCACGATCGTCTCGTTGACCAGAAGGTCAACCTGCTTGAGGAGGGCGCGACCGATGTGGTCAGTGTAGCTAAAGACGTTCTGTGACGACGTGTTCGCCGGGAGGGTCACACTCAGATACATGTTCGAGATGAGGTGGCCCATCTCCGTCGGGCGAAGCTCGAGCTGAACCACTTGGCCCTGGTAGACCGGACCGGGCGGAGGAAACTGGTACACCTTCTGGTACATGACGAAGTTCGAGTACCTCTTGAATGTCGGATTCCACTCTGATTTCGTCAGGTCGTCGGTCAAAAGGTACTTTTCATGTGGCCCGATAGCCTCAAGCGCCAGGATCGACCCCGAACTAAACCCCTTCCCCTTCGACTCGATGTACTCACTAGGTGGAAAGATCTCCAGGGTTGGTTCTGCGTTCCAGGATGTGTTTGAGTTCAGGTCCCTCTGTTCAGGGTAATTTCCAATCGAAATTGAGGAAGGCATTGTGACAGGAGGAAGTTTGGACAAGTCTGTGACGTCGCCCCGGAAACTTGTGAATTTTCCAGGGACGAAGATGGTCGAGAATGCCGGCTCTTCTATCATGGCCGGTATACCAGACACGTAGACGTCAGCAGTGGTTACAGGAGGGATGGATCCATCGATAGTCTCGAGAGTCACCCACTTCTGGCTATACGACGTGACCTTCATGGGAACGCTCACGGTTGGAAGACCAGTGACGATCCAGCCGACCGTAAGAGTCTGTGGCGGAGGAGCCGCAAAGTAAAACGCCGTCTGGCCTCCAGCGACGATGTTATAGTATCCAACCAATGGAACTTTCGCCCGCTTATTCGTGTATTGAATCAGGCCCGGTGGATAAAGAGTCACACCTATGCACGACTGCGTCCCCTGGATGCTTTGGTCCGTATCCGTCTGCAAGGTGAAGGACCAGAGAAAGCCAGGCCCCGCCTCGTTGACTGCTCCTGTAATTTGAATTTGCCCCATAATTCCCAAGAACCCGTCGCCGGTCCAGCCGAGCCCCACCGGCAAGTTGGGCCACTCGGTCGTCACGTAAAACGTCACCTCCGTCGGCCCCGTCACCTTGTAAAACCCGCTGACGTTCACGGGAGTCAGGGCGATGGACGTGGGGGTCAAAGACTCTTCGACGGACGTGGGTGTAAAGGACTGACCGGTACCTCCAACCGGCTTATTCAACTCCTTTTCGGCCTTCCGGAACAAACCAAACACAGAAGCCTCCAGCTGCTGTTCGAGTCGAACTACATTTTCCCAGACCCTCTCGGCCATTCTACAACTCACTCAGGTTATTTTTCCACATCTGGGACACGCTCGTGTTTTTGAGGGCGTCCCTCTCAACCACTCGCCGTTCGCACAAATCCTTGAGCTTGAGAACCTCTTCGCGCGTGTACTGATACGTCTTGATGTCCAGAAACTTCGGCCACAGCTCCTCCTTGAAGTTCTCGGCCCGGAGCTGGGCCTTGATCTCATCGAGAGGGATGTTCAGCACCTGGATGCGCTTGTTGATCACAAACCCGATGAACCTCGCCTTTTCCGAGAGCCACTTAATTTCAGAATCAAATTGAGCCAGGAGCCAAGACTTGCGTTTCTTGTAGAGGCCCAGGCGAATCTCCAGGTAGTCGACCAGAATCTCCTCGGGGCTTGCGTATTTCTTGACGGCTCCATTCGGGCCGATGAGGTACATGTTGCTGGTGTGGATCGTCTTGGTCAT